CGTAATTGCGTTTTCCACTAAGCGATACTGTTACAGACTTGCTTGTCATTATTCGGCGCACCCAACCCTCTTGGTCTATAGGATTCCATTGCTCTACGCCGTTGTCAAAGCTTATTGAAAACGTCTCCATATCACGCACCACAACCATTTGCGCTTCTGTGGATGCTCTGCCTTGCATGCCAATTTTAAATTTGATGTTGTTTACTGGATATACCATATTATTCCTCCTCGTTTAAATACAAATCGAATTCAAAAGCGTATTCAAACACGCCTCTTTCATCTGCACCAAGCCATGTAGGTTGGCCGCCCTGCACTATCATAAAGCCGCTCTTGCCCAATATCTCTACCCTGCTTTTTTCCATGGTACGATAAATTTGCCACGCTTTTGTATATGCGTCATCGCCGTCACGGCCCCATCGTATAAGCAAGAATAAACGATATGCCTCGAATCCTCTGCCTTCTTCGGCACCAACGGTTTCAAGCCTTACAAGAGTGCCGCGCGGCGGAATAAGACAAATGGCACGCTCGTGGTTGCGGCTGACGCTGTGCGTTGTCATTTTAGCACCTTCGTGCGGCAAGATGCCGCGTAAACATTGCAATATTTCTTTTAATCTCATAATATCTGCCTCTCTCCTCTCTGTCATCCCCCTGCTCTGTCATCGCTCAGGATGACAGAGCAGAGAGTTGAACAACAAGTAACAAATCATACCAAAAAGGTCGCCTCGGGCACAAAACCAACGGGTTTCAGCCGTTACTTCAGCCGGTTTTAACCGGCACACGCCACCCCCCTACCCGCCAAATTCGCGGATAAACACATCGCGTATTTTTTCGCGCTTTTCGCCCGTTGTGTACGTATCAAACCATCTTGCGCCTGCGTTGCTGTTTACGTTTGTGTTAAAATTAAATTGCTGGTTGTAGTATTTGCGCCGTGCATATGGTGTGTTGCTTACAATTGCCGCCGTGTTTTGATTTAAACCCGACAAATCTACCGTTGTGGCATTGTTTTGCAAATGCCCGCTTTTATACGGCATTGTACCGCTGGTTATTACATCATCGCACACCACCTGCGCTGTGTGTGCCAAGGCTTTTCGCGCCTTTGTCATTACTTGTTGCAATGCACTGCTGTTTCTAACAAACTTCATCCACATCAGCCCTTTCCAACAAACCAAACGTAATGTGATGAAAACTGCCGTCAGGGTTGTAGGCTGTCCTAAAATTTGCCAGCACAAACGCCCTTCCGCTTATTATAAACTCTAGCCCGCCTTCATCAAACCTGCGTGTTAGGTGCGTTAGGTCTGCTTCTGTTGTTGCACGCGCGTTTACCTCATCGTGGCCGCCGTCTTTTGCTTGTTTGGCGCGGCCTCGGTATGCATAATAACATTTGCCCTGCCACAGTACGTTTTCGCCGTCTTTTACCGTCATTGGCGTGTTTTCTAAAAATTTAGGATACGGCATTTTGTTCCAATTTCTGCCGTTTGTTAAACCTATCATGCTGCATACCCCCTCATCAGACCTGTCTGTTGCAGCTTTAGCCACGCCCACATGCCGATGCCTGCTGCTTCCCACGGCCTTTGTTTTCTGCGTCTCATATTTATACGCATGTCTTGCATCCAAAAGCTGTCTATATCTGTATTTGGACCATCCCCGCTTGCTGTGTGCTCTACTATTAGGCAACAAGCATCGCGTATTGATTTTTGCTGAAATTTTGTTAGCTCGGCAAAACCTTTCGCTTTTATGCGGTTTAGCGTTAGAATGTCTACTACATCGGCCGCCCATTTTAGCCACGTTTGCAGGTCGTCTCCGCTGTATTTGCCTTTAAATTTGTTTTTGAAGTATTTTTCGCTTGCGTACATTTGGTTTCCCCCTTTTTAGAGATGAGACAAGAGGGACGAGAGACGAGATAAACCCGCCTCCCACGCCCCCATTCCTTATCTTGAGTTGATGGCGATGCCGCCTGTTCTTGTGTCTATCACGAACAAATCGCCGTACTGCCTGTTTTGGTATAAATATCCATCGCCCTGTGTATGTGTTCCCGGCGGCCACAGTTTTATGTAGCTGTGCTTGTTTACTGCAATTACGCTGGATGGTGCCACCAGCATCATGTTAATTTGCAATGCTCCTGCGGCGGGAGAAAATCCATCGCTAAAATCGTATGCCGTTTTCATACGGCCTGCCGGCACCACCACAATTTCTACCTCATCCAGCATACGCACGGCACGTTTTAGGCGGCTGTCGTCGTCTATTACGTTCATAATACGGCTGATGTCTGTGCTTTGGCTTAACAGCTTGTTTACCTGCGGCGTTACGTATAGTATACGTCCTGCTGACGGTACCTCTTCTTCGTCCATTTTTTGCATGTATTCGTCATATATTTCTAGCACATTTGCTTTTGTTAGCTGCCTGTTGTCCGGTTTTCCGCCCAGGGCGTTATACTCTTGGTATATTTTAGAAAAGCGGAAAGCGTCTGTTTCCGGAATGGCGTGTTCTGTTTCAAACACATTTGTTAGGCTTGTAGCGGCCAACACTTGGTTTGTTTCGTCCACGTCCATGCTGTCTACAAAAAATTCTACATCTCTGTCGTGGGTTAGCACCTTTGTAATGTTGCGGTTTTCCACTGCTTGGCGGTTAAAGCCGCCATCACGGCTGTGCTGTTTGTATCCGCGCAAATTTAAAAATGGGATGCGAATTGTGTTGCCGCCGATGAAATTAACATCGTTGGTTGTTAGTGCGCCAGTTAGCAATTCGCGCGAATATTTTTGCGTCAAATTGCTGTTGAAAATGGTTGCATAGTTGATGTTGTTTGCCATGTGTTTTTTCCTCCTTTGGACACGGGCGAGCACAGCTCGCCCCTACATTGGTTTGTGGTTTCTAATAATTTTAGATATTGCCGAATATTTTTGCTACCATATCATCTTGGTTGCCTCCTTCCCCTATGTCTGCGCCTATTTTTGCGGGCGCAAATTTCGCGCTTTCGCGGTTTTCTTTTGCATGTTCTACCAGTGTTTGCAACAAATTACAAACTTCTTCAATGGCCATTTGTATGCAAAACAATCTTTCTTCCACATGGCCTGCTTCCAGCTCTAAAAGCCCTTCTTTAAACATTTCACTACGTTCGTTATTCATAATTTTCCTCCATTAATCTTAGTCTTTTCACTTCTTCTTCCTTTGCTTCTTTGCTCCATGTTGCGCCATACAGCTGCTCTACCGCCGTTTCTACGCTAATAATGCCCATCTGCCGCCCTTTGCCAATGGCCTCTATTTGCGATTCAAAGTTTGGTGCGGCGTATTCTCCAAACTCTACTGTGGCGGTAACGTCGTCGAAACTTGGCTCGTTATAAAATGCGTTATATGCACCTACAGCCGCCACGGCCAATTGCGCAATCACATCACGCAGCACAGTAATAATTTTGCTGCGGGTGTACAGTGTGGTTTTTTCTTTTTCGCGTTGTGCCTCGGCGTTATCGCGCGTTTTTAGGTCTATGCCTAATGTAGAAGGCGAAATAATGCCCTGCAATGCAAAGTTTAAATAATTTGTGCAACCGGCCAACAGTGCCGTTGTGTCTATGGTAGGCTGCACCAATTTTATAGAATTATCTGCGCCTTCGGCCATGTCCATTTCTGTTTGCACAAACCTGTTTTCAAATGTACCCATGGCCGCTACCGTGCCATTGTACGGGTTGCGCGGCAAAAGGCCAATTGGTATATATTTTTGCGCCCTGCCGTCACGCAGAGCATCCACCCATTGGCTTAGCACCTCGTCCAGCGCGTCAAAAGCACCTAGTTTGCCTTCAAAAACAGACTTTCCACGCCCTTCAAACATCACGCTTTCGCCAAATATTAAAGGCACAGCCAGGCTTTTGCCAAGGTTGTGCCTTACGGCCTGCAGGTTGTGCAGGTTTTTTGCCGCTGCTAGGTCGGCTTCTTTGCCTTTTTCGTTATACAGATGGTAATCTATGCCATCTTTGCTGTACACCTCCTCCAGCGCGTATTTTTCGCGCCCTTGCGTAATAATTTGTTTAAAAATAACCTCTGCAACACGGCCGCGCTTGTATGCATAGCTTACTCTGTCTGCCCCAAAAAACTCAATTATCGGCAAAAGCGAAACCTCGGTATCAAAGCTTATTTTAAAGGCACCATCACCTAGTGACAGTGCCTTGCGCACGGCGCGTCCCAACAGCCTGTTAAAATTATTGTCGGCCGCTATTTTGTCCCACACCGCTTGTGCTTCGTTGGTGCTTAGTTTTACGCCTAATAGGTCTGTAACGGCAATGTCGGCCAGCACATCCACAACCAACCCCGGCAAACCTGAATGTAATTTGCGGATGCTTTTGCTGGTATTGCCTGCCGCCCAAAAGCTTTTGTTGCCTACCATGTCGTCATTTGTGCCATAAAATTGCGCCAGCTCTGCGGCATTGCCCCTGTGCCATATTTTGTTGCAAAACACCTCTTTTTCGAAGTTTGCATCGCTTAAAATAGACACATTGCTTCCGCCTATTGGCACAATTTCCAGCCGGTTTTTAAACATTTTTTTAAACCACCTCATCTTTCTTTCCTCCTTTGGACACGGGCGAGCACAGCTCGCCCCTACAGTTTCATTGCTGGCGGCAAATTGCCGCCCCTACAGCGTCATTGCGGGCTTATTTTTTTGTCGTTGCGGGTACTCCTTTGTCATTGCGGGTACTCCTTTGTCATTGTGGGTACTCCTTTGTCATTGCGGGTACTCCTTTGTCATTGCGGGTACTCCTTTGTCAGTGTGGGCTGCGACCCGCAATCTCATTCCTTTACCTAATACCATTATAACACATATCCAACTAACATTTAGTTCCAACTTTTTGTCAGTTTGTTCCATTTTTAACTTACAATCTCAACATAAATGTCTATCCAGTCTAATTTC